CCTTTCTACCATCTCTTTTTTCATCTCTACAATAGTAAAGTCCAAAAAGTCAATTATGATTTTTGAATCTTTAGTTTGTTTTTCTAATTCCTTGACATAAGGAAATAAAGAAAGAAGGTTTAAGGTCAATGAAATTCAACCTCAAAACCATCTTTATGTGCTTGTTTTGTAAAATTTTTGATGTTTTTTTCATCACAGAAATTAAAAAAGATTCTGTTTTCAGTTTTGTTTTTTGGGTTTGGACTGACAATTAACCAATTTGTCAATTCTGACCATGCTGTAAATTTTCCGTCTATGCTTCCTTTATCTGCATAGTATGTTGTTTTTCTTGAAGTTGGTTTAAAAATTATGGTTTTTCCATATTTTTCTTCAACTTTTGTTTTTGACATTCTAGAAACCTTTTCTGTTACGGTTTCTTTTTGTGCTGGTATATCGTCAGCATTTAAAAAATCAGCTGGATTTTGGGATTTTTTGATAGCCTTTACTAAATTTTTATATTCAGTTTTGGCATTTTTCAAGGCTAGTTTTCTGTCTTTTCTAGTCGTGATTTTGTTTTCTAATGTGTCTAATGCTTTAGTGATTTTCCACATAGATATCATTAGATATACTACTTAATAAAAGAACGACCATTTTTAGCACTATTACTATATTTTTGACGTTTTGATTATAGTATTACTTACTATGTGGACTTTAACAAAAACACGTTTTATTTTTATTTTAATTTTCAACCCCTTGTTTTCTAGTATTATAAGTGTTTAGGAAAAACAACTTTCTTTATAAACTCACATAGTAGTTATATACTACGACATGTAAGAGAAACTATGTCAGAAATTCAAAGCATGGACGAAAGATATCAAGTAGTTATAAATGATATCTATTCAACACCATGCCTCGAGGGTAATGATGACAGAATGACAGGAGCTTATCTTTTAGCTTGTGCCATTAAAGAAATCATGACCCACAAAGACAGCGAATTTATAGGCAACGGATATTTATACGAAAAAATATCTAAAGCTTGTAAACGCTTGAATATAAAAATCGAAGATTAATAATCTTCTTTTTTTTCTTTTTTATTTTTATTTTATTTCAAAAGTATTTTCACGAAGTTCAGAAACCGTCATTAGTCAGCTAAGTACTCAGATAAAAAATTGTGTTTTTTGGCTTTCTGGGGGGCTACAAAAAAAACTAATCGGATTCAATCGTATCCTTCTTTCTTGTTAAAAGTTCCGAACGCATTATCTGTTTCACACTGTAGGCAAGTATTACCAAAGAAACTAGCCTTACCACATTTAGTGCAATGATTAATGTTTCGAAGATAGTCTTCTCCACTAAAAGATTTTTTTAATCCTCTACAGAAATTACGAATGGATTCTCTAACTGCCATTTGAAGGATTACCTCCACCACTTAATGAGGGGGCACCATCAATCTCAGCAGTAGTACCATTAATATCATTCATAGCAATAGTACCTTGAAGCCTAAACATACACTTCATCCAGCCATTCTTACTATGCTGTCCAAATTTATCATAACATACTATACATATAGTCTTTTTAAAATCGTTATTAGATATAGTCAAGAGTTCATTTCATCCAGATCGTCAACTATCCTACATACTCCATCAGAACATTCGGTTCGTTTCTTCTTTTTCTTATCTTCAGTCATGGTTTTATATAAAATTACTTTGATTTAAATGTTATCAAATAGGATAATCTTTCTTTGCTTGACTAATTGGGATGAAAGGTATAGTAATTGGGAGCCACATAAAACTATGTCTTATCCAAAACTTGATAGTTTTCTTTGTACCATACCAGTTGTCATGTACGATAACCGTAGCAGCTGCTCCTTTCGTGCCTGCTCTACCTTCGGGGGAGTTAAATTTCCTAGTAACATGAAAAGTACCAATCCTATCCTGATAAACAGCATGAAGCAACTCATGAGCAAGAGGCATCACATTAGATCGAAGTATAAATGGATTCTTCGAATCATTAACAAACATATAAATTACCTTGCTTCCAGTCACGCCCCAGGCGATTCCATCGCTGGTTTCTACGTTCAAATGTTTATAATATACTTTAAAATCTTCTTGATCTGTAACAGGAATAATGTTAAGTTCCCAATTGTCTTCAAAATTTTTCCATACTTCGTATGAAGACTTGCTCCTACCATCATGACCGTTAAGCATAATCGTACGACAAATAATATCTTTGTAAACTCTCTCGTTTATATTCTTTGTAAAGAAATGAATCATATTAAATCAGTTATTTGTTTGCTAATATACTTAGTGATTCAAGTATGTTTCTGTGTAATCTATTATCATGTTCTTTTACAATTGAAGATATACCTCTTAACAAACCTGTTAACGTCATACCAAAATCATTCTTTAAACGAAAATTATCTTTTAATTGAAAACAGTCATTAACATAAATACAGGCATCAATAACTGACTCTTTATCCATGTCTTCAGGTATAGATGGGTATTCCATGATAATCTTTAATAGTATACCTATATAATTATGTCTATGGCTTGCAAATGCGATAAAGAATATAGAGATTCAAAGTGCGATACACATGGAGACAATCCTAAACCTGTCCAAAAAGTTAACAAAACCGTGACAAAAATAGACAAAGTTTAAATATACATATGTTAATGATTTGTTATGGGCTTAGTTAACAGTATTAAAACCTCTTTAAATGGGTTAATCACTAAAGCTCAAGCAGGGGAGACAGGTAAAACAGTCCGACCAAGCATAACACAACCATACATGAGTACCGATACAGGTGCTAAACTACCAATTTTCCCATTCCCACTCATAATGATCTATGAGTTAGCCAATAACATAGATGCTTTACGTATTCCTATCGAAACAATCAACAGAGAAATGTTCAAAAATGGATTTGAAATCGTTGAAAAGTTCAAATACAAATGTACAGACTGCTCAAAAGAGTTTGAATACCCCCCATTGTCTCCTGAAGCAGAGAAAGATAACTCAACAGAGAACACAGCACTCACAATAATGGAACAAAGAGAGACTAAAAACAACACATTGATGTGTGATACCTGTGGTGGAACCAATTTAATTAGACCAATACCTGAACATCGTAAGGTTTTAGAAGATTTAATGATTAACCCTGTAAATGGTAACGAACAGACATTAGAAGATGTTATGAGAATGATTGAAAGAGACCTCGAAATTGCTGATAATGCATACGTTTTAACTCTAAAATCCTATGTTTTTAACGATAAAGGCGAAATTATGCTCAAAAACACGAAAATAAAAGAAATGATACGAGCTGATCCAGCACAGATTGCAATGATTGCAGACTCTGATGGACGTATAGGATACGATGATAAAGGTCATAAAGTACGTGTTTGCCCCCATTCTGAGCACAGAGAGCACCGAATTCTGGATGATGACTACTGTCAAATCGTACAAGACGGAAAGCACTCCATGCCCTTGAAGGCTCTGAAAGCCATCTGCGAAGTCAACTCCATCTATTCGCTAGGTATTCCAAACCCAAAACGATTTGTTTATGCTGAAGGCGAAGTTATTTGGAAAGCAGGCAAGTATAGACCAGACTTGGTTTATGGTTTCTCCCCGATTTATTCCATCTGGAGTAAAGTAATGGCACTATCCCACATGGACGAATACATTAGAAAGTATTTCGACAAGATGAGACCTCCACGAGGTATGTTAGTTATTGCATCAAGAAACTATGAGACTTTTAGAAAGTCCTGGGATGCACTTGAAGAGTCTGCCGCAGAAGATCCATACAGAATACACCCCCTACTTGTTGAAAACGACAGAGGTGGTAACGCAGGTAACATGGCAGAATGGATAGACTTTACTGGATCACTTAAAGAATTAGAATTTACTACAATACGAAGAGAACTACGTATGATTATAGGAGCAACATATGGTGTCCTCCCCCTTTACTTTGGAGAACTTCCTACTGGTTGGTCTCAAGAAGGTTTGCAAGTTACAATTACAAACAGAGCAGTCAAATGGGGTCAGGACTTTTTGTACAAAGGCTTTTTACGAAAGATTGCATTTATGTTAAATGTAGATGACTGGGAATTAAAATTAAAGATTGGAGAAGAAACCGACAAACTTAGAAACTTACAAATAGAAGGAGTTGAAATAGAAAACATGAGAGCATACCAATCAATGGGATTCGAAGTTACAAGAACTCACACTGGAGACTTTATTGTATCAAAAGATCCTGTCATAACATTAAGAGAACAGATAGATGCCGAAGAGAACAACGGTGGAACTGTGAAGAACCCAGGAGGAAGAGGCGGCACAGCCGCCCCAAAGGAGGAGCAACAACGAATGCAAGGCGAACCAGGCAAGCAAAGACCGTCCGACACAGGCGGAGTTGCACAAGGACACCCTGCATCAGGACAAGGAACAAGTATGTCCAGGAAATCTTTCCCAGACGGCATTACCCCAGCCAACTTTGAAATAGTTAAGACAACATTACAAACATCCGTAGACTTTGGATGGAATAAAACTAAAACAGTAGACGAACTTCGCAAGGCTGGAATGATGACAGTTAGACAAGCCAGAGATATTGTGAAGAATGAGTTCGAAGGTTTAAATAGTTGGGAGAAGGATGACATACAAGAATCATGACTGTGAAGAGTGTAGGAAAAAAAATAAAGAGGAAGGCGAACGTGGAGAAAGTATATGGAGAAAAAACAAAAAAAGTTGTAGTTGTGAAGACTGTAAAGATTCAAGTTAAGAAAACACGTTGTGAAAATGTTATTCAAGATATAATTAAAATGACAACCAAATGTGAAAAAGGTACTGAGCAAATAGAGTTCTACACTTTTACCGCACTGGATCAATGCTTAAAGAGGTTGACTGGATTTTGCCCACCGAACTAGATACTAACAAGAACGCAAACGACCACACAAAAAAACTTTGGGAAAAACATCAAGAGAACGAATATACTAGAGTTAACGAATATAAAGAGGCATTATGTTTTGGCTGTCTATCAAACAAGGCATCTAACGCAACTGTTTCAGACATATGTGGAGACTGTGCAGGCAAGAAAGGTAGAGAAGCATTACTAACAGTTGTTAAAGTAAAGCATTATGGTCTTTGTTATTTTTGTAACGCTTACAAGTTTGGTTTAGAACAAATTAACATTCGTTTATGCTTTAATTGTCATAGACGTGTTGCAAATGTTACTAAAGAGTATAACAAGAAGGGTGGTATTCTTGGAACTGATCCTTTTTGGCTATCACTTAAAAAGAAACATGGAAAAGATTGGAAAGAGATCATGACTGACGATAGAAGGTTTAGGAGATAAATATGAAAGTTTTAGATAAAGAAGAAAAAAATATTTATGAAAGTTTA